ATCGTCTTCACCAAGAATTTTCATGAAACGATTATACAAATATGGAATATCAAAGAACTTTATGTTCCAGCCAGTTAGAATATCAGGACAGTTTTCAGACCAATCTTCAAGGAACTTTTTACATAAAGACCATTCATCTTTACACTTGATGTAAGTTACGTGTTCATCATTATTAATGTAATCGCCACAGCCATAGACAATTGTTCGCCCATTGACATAACGTATACAAACTGCCGTGATTGGCTCATTTGCCAAATAAGGGTCTGGAAATCCATTTTCTGATCCTACCTCGATATCGATTACTGCAATTGAGATTTTTTCTTGGTCATATTCGACCATTCCTTTTTGCTGATCAGCAATAAAGGCGTATTCATACTTGTTGTTACCAAAGATTTTGAAGTTGCCAACCTCTTCGTACCGCTTAACAAAATCCCGAGCCTCTCGGATCGTCTCGAAAGTTTTTCGTTCAAGATACTCTCCTTGTAATGTCGTGAATTCAGTCTGTTTCTTTGCAGGTATAAACAGACTGGGTTTATACCCAATCTTCAACTTCACTCTACGACCGTTCTTTACGCCACGGTATAGAATGTTACTGCCGACACATAAAACATTAGTATAGAAGTTTTCCATTAAAGCTTCGGTAAAGTTGATGCGATTTGAATTCCTGATCCGAATACATGATTGTATTGATTTTCCAATTCTGTGACGGGAGTACTTACCATGAGAACATCTTTCGGATCGATTTTAAATCCTGTTTCGAATTCTTGAGCATACTCAACAAAAGGTGAGAATGCAATTCCACCTTGAGGATTTTGTGCTGTGGGAGGAACAGACACCACTTGAACAGGCTTCTTAACAATAAGTTGACCAAGAACTTCTTCCACACTTCCAAGAATTGTGTGGTTGGTCTTAAATGTTACCAACTTTAAACTCATACTTTCACCTCATAATTTGAATCAAGCACACTCAATGTGACCCATTTTTTAGGAAACAACATCTCACGACCTCTGAAGTCGTTGATATTGTATGTTGGATCGTCTACGAGTCCTACAACCTCGACCAAGTTGTCATATTCCCGTAAAAACAAGTCATAATCATATGACCTGTGCAAACCAAGGGAAATGGCGATTTGCTTTGCAATTTTTTGTGTGTTCATTTTTTCTCACAAGTTAACATATAATAATAATTATAACATAAGTCCTGTTATTATGCAAGGACTTTGTTACTGTTTACCTTAAATAAATTTTGATAGGTCTGGAGGCAACCAACCTTCCGGTTTTAGAATCTTACCGTCATGTCTCTTGATTACTTTACCTGTTTTCGAATCAATCTTACACAGGTTGGATTTAGATACTTCATTCCATGCTCCAGCAACATTAAAACCTTTCATGTGGCAAAAACCTAGAATAACCCAAATCATGTCCATGCAAGCATCAAGTTGTTCTACTTCATCCTCTTGAGCTTTAGCTAAACAGAATTCTGTAAACTCCTCATTGATCAACCTAGAATATAATTCATTAGTCTCACTTGAAGGTTTTTGATCACAGGCCTCAATAAATTTCACAACATCATTATACATATTCATTATTTTGTCCTCTGTACAATATCTTTATAACCAGACCAAGATGGATGAATACCATCTTTTTGTAGTCCATTGATTGGAAGCACCGTATCGCCATAATACTCAGCCAATTCTTTCACAATTTTCTGAACATTTTCGATGGGCACTTCACTTGCTTTTAGATTACCAGCAGGTAGAATCCAAAAAACTCTTTTAGCCCCAACTCTTTGACGCATCTCAAACATCTCATCATAAGTTTTAATATACTTATGGTCGTTTGACCCAAGACTAATAATTACAGTTTCAGCATAATAAGATTGTTTGTACATCTTATTGAACTGCCATGTGTTGATGCCACCTCTACCGACAAGTTTACATTCTTGGTAAAACTGATGAGTTCCAACAGCAATACTATCACCTATAACCATACATTCTAACATTACTTTTTTTCCTTCAATGATAAATTTGTAATATAAACTGAACCATCTTCCATTCGATAGTCTAGTTTATCACCCACTTTCCAACCAAGTTTCTTCATGAGTTCTTCTGGTAATTCTACAATAGCATCACCATTATCACAGATTTCTAAAACTTTAGCATCATACATTTTCGACATTTATACCACACCTCTGTAAAAACTCAACACCATCGGTTGAACGATAGGTATTTCGATAGTAAACAGAATTAATACCGGCTTGATGAATAATTTTTGCACAATCTAAACACGGCGCATGAGTAACAAACAATGCAGCACCTTCACTCGAATTGGTGCTACGAGCAATTTTAGCAATTGCATTTGTTTCAGAATGTAAAACCTCAGGTTTGGTTTTGTTTTCACCGTTACCTAACTCATCTTCACATATATTTGTCCAACCACTTGGCATACCATTGTATCCAATACCAATGATGGTGTTGTCTTTTACTACAACACAACCAACTTTTAATCGAACAGCTGAAGATAATTGTGAATAGACTTCAGCTGCCTTCATGTGTGCTTCGATATATTTCTTTTTCATACGTCAATAAACCTCAATTGAAATTCCTCAGCACGATTTTCATAGTTAACATAACCACGTGGGTTACAAAAAATTCTGGTTGGGCCGATATTGTAATCAAATGTTTCGTGAGTATGTCCGTGTGTCCACAAAACAATTTCAGGATGATCTTCAATAAAAAAGTCTAATGAAGAACTGTAACCACCATTCATTAGAGTATCATTCTGATAACGTGGGTGTGTAGACAATTTGGATGGTGCGTGATGGCCGACAACAATAAATTTACGATCTTTCTTCAGAACAGTTTTTAAATACTTTAGAAATTTCTTATGATCTTCGACCACATCTTCCGTGGTTAAAGTTGCAGTATATTCCTTGAATTTTTCACCAATCTGAACCAGTGAACCATTCTCACCAATAACATATTTCCCGTCTTCACCTTTTTCATAGATTGGTACTTTACGAGTCAATACTTTATTGGAGTTTTCAATGCAACGGAAGTCATTCATTGAACGACCAACATGATACATGGTAAACTGATCCTCATTATTCATATCAGTCCACAGAGTTCCACCCACAAAAGTATACTCTTCTAACTGAAAAGTTTCCTTTTCTAGAAGGTGTAAATTATTAAGGTGTGAGAGGTGTTCTTGTAGAATGTCTTTGCTTGTTGCAAAGTCACCATCATAGTGTTCGTGATTTCCCATAACATACAATACCTCTTTGAATTCTGAACAGACTTGTTCAAAAAACTTTAAGTATTCAGGTTTATTGGAAAATTTACTAGCAACACAAATGTCGCCAGACAGAATTAGAACGTCAGCATTTTCGGTGTTTTTTAGTTCAATGTTACCAAATTCAAGATGCAAATCTGATGCAACAGCTACTCTCATAACAACTCCATAATCAATAATACATTATAACATAAAAAACACCGAAGGTCAACTATTAAATATTACTCATTCAATAATTGTTGTTTATTACCTACACTACCCAAAGGAATCTTTTTTGCCTTCTTTTCTTCTGGAATAATGTTCTCAAGATTTACGGTAAGTATACCGTTATTCAAGTCGGCACCAGTCACTTCAATGGTATCATATAACTGTACTAATTTATGAAATGATCGGTTGGCTATACCTCTATGCAAATACTCCACCTTATCGTTAGATTCTTGCTTCGGTATAATACCTCTGATGTGAAGTACATTCTTCTCAACCTCGATATCAATATCCTTATCAGAAAATCCAGCAACAGCAAGTTCTACTGTATACTTATTTCCTTCTCGGACAATATTGTGGTGTGGGAAAGTTGTACTATGTGTATTGGCAATCGTATCAAATGTATCTAAGAGACGATCAAAACCAATAAAGTTTGGACTTCTAAAAGTTAAAGACATGCTAATGCTCCTTGTTAAGCGAGTTAAAATTTCTACCCATTAGGCGTAGAATGCTGGTTACTTTATCCAGCGGCAATTAACGAATGCCAGTGAAATTTCTCGGACGCCTTTTACCGTAGCAACAGAACGGATCCTAAGGTGGACACCTTAGCGTTAAGGTAAAACCTTGAACGCTTCTCTATTTACCAAAAATGTTCGGTGTGGATATTCTTCTCTAAAAACTGTGATGAAACTTATTCCGTTTCCTTCAACCACATTATTGATATCCTCACAAACAACAACTTCTCCTGTATAGACATTTCGCAATTGTAAAAGTTTCATATGAATTATCCAGAATTAATAAGTATCTTTCTTTTTTCCCATATTGTATTTACTTACTAACTCCCATTCATCTTTTTCTTTATAAGATATGATCTTAATTTGGTGTATAGGAGCTATATTATTTAACATGATCAGAGGATTAAGTATCTCTAACAATCCCCATTCTTGCAATAAAGTTGCAATAGCATTTCTTCTCTGTATATCATTCTCTGAAATGTTGGATGGTTTACCATCTAATGCAAACATCTCTTTGAAATGTACCAGGTAGTAATGTCCTTGTTTATGTAAAATGTGACAGGACTGGTACAAAATTCGTTCTTTACGAGAAGAGACTCCTATTCTAGTAAGAGTTTCTTTCACCTTCAAAAAGTCATCTTGTTCGATAAGTTTTATCTCAACAAAATTCGATAAATCATACATTTCATTTCCTTAATCCACCGATATCGGTCATTTCTTTTATTTTTCTGATATCTTCGTCACTAAGGAGATTCAAAACTTCTCGAGCTTTAATTTCAGAGAATCCATAAAATAATTTTAAGCATTCTATATCATCACTCTTTTCAGTCTTAATCCACTTAGAAAACTTCCTCTTCTGAGGTCTAATTGTATTTATAAGGAAATCATTCTGCATCTTTTTATCAAGGAAATGCCTGCGGTTGACTTCATTTGCATACATTACACAGTCGGAATGATAAGATAACGACCGATTGACAATGAAAGGAACATAGTCCTTCTCTGTCAATTCATCAACAATAATCTGCTTCTTGTTTTGAAGAATAGCATTAACATAATCAAATGGGTTGCTCATAATTTTTTAACCAATATAATCTTTTTGTTTTCACCAGTTGGTTTAACAAATAATTCTTTAAGTTGTTCACTTGTATTCCATTTCATGGAAGATGATTTATGTTTTGGTAGACCAGAAGTTTCACCAATATTGGTCCAATTATCAGCCAAATAAACAGAACCATTTTTACCAGCACCAACAAAGGTTATAATATGTGTCAGATCATCACCATACTTATCTTTCCATGCTTTTGGTGCTTTCTGTCTAAGTTGTTTAAGGATTTGAGTACCAGCATTCTTTACAGATTCCGTCATACAAAACCTCCAATTATTAGCAATATTATTGAAAATCAATTTGTATTGTTGTTTAGATATGCCCAAGTAATTCAGAATATCTTTTGGTGGAGGATAGACAGATGAACCCAATCCTATCATACCTATACACTTAGGTAAAGGCGATGCATCATGTATAAAGATTAACCAATCAATTCTTCTTCCAACGGAAGAATTTGTTGGAACATATGAATGATGGTTCTCAATAATCCATTTGACAAGATTTTTCTGTTCTTGATTTATGACTTGAACCAACTCAATCACACCATATACCTCATAAATCCTATCACATCAATAGTAGCTAACAAGAAGTAGTTAACAAGCATACCAAATGACTTGCGAGTCCATGCAGCCCAAGCGTACATAATACAACCAGATATCCATAAAGGATAAAGAATATAAAATGCGGGGTCTTTGACGGTGATTGCCAGGATGATTGAGCAAGATATGCTAAAGATCCAAGCAACACACTCGACACAAAACCGGAATGGATGAGAGTTGAAATCATTTTTGATCCAATTTAACCAGTTCATTTGAATTCACACCCAACCATCAACTCAGTCAAACAGGCAACAGTATTGATTTCTTGGTCAGCAACGAATGCTTGCTTGTACTGATAGTCAGCAAGAATAATAACTGCTTGTGGAATGCTTTGTGGCTTTAAAACTTCATACAGATTATCATACAGTTTACGGAAGAATACGGCTGAATCAATGTCATTACTTGCAACCCATTTACGAATAGCACCAAAGTCTTTGTCTTTAATATACTCGACAATATCACTTATCGACACATCAACAATCTGTGCAAGAACACCACTATCAATCTTACCAAACTTTGAGTATCTTTGCAGTTCATTAATAGTTCTGCGAAAGTCTGGGAAATGCTTCTTGACAAGTTCAACTAGAACCTTATCATCATATTCTACATTTTCATTCTTAAGTATTGATTGCAGTCTCTTGAAGAATTGTCCTGCCATTTGTGTCTTTTCGTTACCCTTAAGAGCGAAATCAATAACAGCACATCGACTATGTAGTGGATCAATGATACGTTGTTTGAAATTACAAGTAAAGATAAAAGAACAATTGTCAGAAAATTCTTCAATAGCATTACGCAATGCGGGTTGAGTTGAATTGGGATTCAAATAATCAGCTTCATCGATAATGATGACCTTTCGACCACCAGAAAAGGACATACTTGAGGCATATGTCTTAATCTTGTTTCGGAACACATCAATACCAGATTCATCTGAACCGTTGATGATCATGTAATCACAACCAACTTCTTCACACAATGCCTTAGCAACCGTAGTCTTACCTACACCTGCACCACCACTCAGAATTAAATTAGGAATATTTTTCTGATTGACATACTCCTGAAAAGGCTTCTTCAGTCTTTCCGGAAGTATACAATCAC